TACTGAAAATAGAGGATCATACAGATTTTTTGTATATAAACTATTTTGAATAATTCATCATAAATTTATTATATACTAAATCACTAATCAATAAGGATCTGCCCTCTATCCACACTTCATTTGAATCATGAGTATCTCTATATGTATTACCGGTACTATACTCAAACCCCAGTTTATTTGGTTCAAGCACATCTTTGATGTTATCTATAATTGAATTACCTTCATTGAATTTCATATTCATAGTTTTAAAGAAGGATGTTGCTATTATTTCTTTTGACAACACCCCTTCTGCTTCCATCAATTTATTATATAAATCCTCAAAATTCTCTCTTTTTTCATCAAATTTTATATCTGCCTCCCAAAAAGTATCATTGATAAAATCATTAATATTTAACACGGTGCCATTATCAACATCCCATAAATCCCCTGCTGGACATATACCTATCTTTGCATCCTTAAATGGCAACACGGTATAACTATGACCATAATCTTGTGATAATCTATACTCCGTTGTACAAATGATAGATTTGCTTCTTTTTGGATATTTTGACCAACTCGGTAGATTATCTATAAGTAAAGTATAAAAATTTGATGTATTCCTGCTTATCCTCAAGGATTTAGTGGGATCAATCATATAGAAATCTCCCTCATAGTGCATTCCCCTGTGGATATTATACTTTAATGAATTGATATTACAGTTTTTCTCAAATATCTTAAAGGCTGATTTTTCATCAACGTCAACACCCCTATGCTTTATGTCGTAGGTGTCATTATTGGTGTGTTCATTTAAAAAGTTTAAGAATTTCATGTTTATAGTCCTGTTAGCTTTAGAAGTTATTTATCTTAAAAAATAAATTTTTTTGTATGTTTACATTTCACCTAAAGTATGGCATAATGAGCATAGCGGTCGGGCCAATTAATATAGGGCTTATAATGCCTATGATGCCTGTGTTTGGTACTGAAAATAGAGGATCATACAGATTTTTTGTATATAAATTATAATTTCTTTATGTTAATTGGTTTAATAATATTAAATAAATCAATAAAGTTAAACATCATTAATTTAGGTAAATCATTACTAAAGTCTATGGTTAATGACTTGGGTAATTCTAATTTTTGTTTAATAAATTTCTTATAAACATACTCTTCAATACCTACAATAGCCGGATAATTTGTCTTTTTATATATAAGCATGCCATATTTACTTGTTAATCTTGCATCTCTGATACATTGTTCCCAAAATCCCTCTAATACGTTGTTTTTACTATCTTTGAACATTTTTAATATATCTACATCATCATAGCCTACCTTTGCTTCACAACTTAACTTATCGGTAAAAAACTTACCTTCTGGTAATAATGATGTTATATCACCACCTATTTCATCAGATACCTTATTAGTAACAAAAGCCCCACTTGAGGGTGATCTCCAAAAAATATAAGGCTTTTCAGTCCCACTTACCCATTTAGTTAGGAATTTACAAATTTCACGTTCCCATGAACTACCTTTTGATTTTCCATTCATCACATTTTTCCTTTAAAAGAGGACAAGATACAGAAATTCCTGAATCTTGCCTTAAATTACAATTCTTTATTGGACAAGCTCTACAGTCATAGATAAGTTTCATGCCATTTGTACTTTTAATTTTGGTAAGATTCTATGTTTTTTCTTTTTCGCCACCGTATATAATAAGGCGAGTAGAACATTATATACTGATGAACCCATCCATATAAATGATATAGACATTACCGCACCTGTAAACACCAATACCATTGACTTGACCAGATCCTTACTGGTTAAGAAATCAACGATTGTATATTTACCGGATATGGCATCATTAATGATAGACAAGTCCATGTCAAAGTCAATTGAACCAGTGAACGACACGTTTAACCAAATGAAAATCAACATTCCCGCTAAAGCGTATTTAGACATAGTTTTGAGAACTGGGTTTTTTTCGAGAAAATCATTCATGGTACCCTTATTTTCGACTATTTTATTAAATAGTGCGGTACTGTGTAATTCTTTAAAAACAACCTCTAACGGTTTTGATATTAATATAGAAAACGATTTTATTAATCTCAACCCTAATGTAAGTCCTATCTTATGTAGAAATGTAAAGACATTCCTGTCCTTTAGTAATTCCATAAAAGATGAGATATCTTCTTTGGTGTCCTTGGCTATCTCTAAAATAACTTGTTTAATTTCTCTCAAAAATGAAGGAATTACCGATGAAATAGATTCATTTAAAATATTATCAAGAAAAGCCACGTATTGACTGTATTCCATTTGATCTTCGTTTAAATAGTGATTAAATCTCATAACTTGCCCTTATTATAATTTTGGTGTTTTTTGGTGTCAGATTTCATTTCTTTTTCTGTTTTTCCTTTACCACGCCAATAGGTAGAACCAATGTAAGCATCCTTCACACGGGCACAATAAGCATCCGGATCGTCTATGTTTCCTGCCATGTGTTCTTTACAGAGATCAAAAAATCCCTTTTCATCCGGTAGTTTACCATGATTTTCACCAAAAGTAAAGCCCCATCTCGCTAATTTGTTTGATTCATCATCTTCCAGTAAAATACCATTAATTCTATCTATTGCACTCATGGTTAATCCCTTAAAGAAGTAATAATAGACCAAGTAGTAATCCACCACCTGCTGTTACTGTACCTAAAATAAGTTTATCAAAAAACCCAAATTCACTCTTTTCCATATCTTTTATCTTCATATCATATAGTTCTTTCTGTTTTTCGAGCAAAGCAGTAGACTGTTCAAGTTCCTTTTGTTTAATAACAAGAGTTTCTTGAAGTAATTTTACTTGTTCTTTTAATAGTTCTGTTTGTTTTAATAGTTCCATATTAGATATTTCCAATAATTCAATTTGTTTAACATAGAGAGATGATTTCTCAAGAGTAGTGACCATCCTTTGTGCATCCTCAATAGGCATCGTTAGAGTTATATCTTCACAATAACCATGATTACTACTTAATAGAATAACCGAGACTATTAAGACGAGTTTTAATTTCCTGTAAGTCTTTTGGTTCATGTATGTTATTTACCTCTGTTTTTAATAAATTTAATTCATTTCTTACTTTATTATAAGACTGTTCTGATTTAGAGAGACTAATTGTTAAATCCTTTATTTTCTTATCTTTTTCTTTAATCTCTTTATCCAAATTATCCATTTCCACATAAAAGTCATGCATAGACATTTCTATTGAATTTGTAATAAATTTCTGCAAATCATTGTTATTGGTGTTAAGTGACAACATTATAATAAACAGTATTAATATTATTACATACGGCAAGAATGGTTTTATCTTATCAAAAACAATCATTTTTTCACCATAATTTTAAAAGACATGGGCTATTCGTCCATATTTCTCTTTTGTGTGGTAAATCATCACCTGCTTTATTCAATTCTACCACACCATCAGGTTTTAATATCTCTTCAAGTATGTTAAATAGAGGTTGACCTTTTCTCAAACCATTTATTATAATGACATGATATATATTGTGTTTATCATCAGTTATTCCTTCTAAAATACTTTTATTCTTTTTTAACTTATTATCTACACTAACACAAGCATCAAAGAATTTTGTTATACTGGTTTCATCAGTTTCTATTGATACGTCGGTTACATTAAAAATGTTTCGTAATACATGTGAGAATACGTCAAGATGATCAGGGAATGAACTCCACAGATGTTCTTTTGCAGTAACCACTAATTTTGCATTATCATACGGAATAACCTCATAGACATCACCCCAGGTAACGGCATCTGAATTAGAGGATGTGGCTATTATTGAATTAGACAATTTAGGATATTTATTCCATTTTTTAGATAGTTCCATTACTAACATATACCAATTATAAGTATATTGGGACTTCCTCGTGAATTTAGAGGGATCAATAAATTTAAATCTACCTTGAGTTGTTTTTAAGATTCCTCTATATAATTTAGTGCCGTCTCTCTCAAAATAATGGGTACAATTTTTTTCAAGGAGTTCATCAAATTTATCACTTGTTATATCAACTGATCTACCATTAGAGCCGTGTTCAATCTCTTCACTATTATCCTCAACAAGTAAGTATTTTTGTAGTCTACTCATAGAATTTCTCCGAAAATTTTGTTTTATTTTCACTGTGTTCAATATATTTTTGTCCAATCTTACTGGCAAAACCTATACCATTAGAAACCCCTAAAGCAGTATAAACACCTACTGGAATATCTAAAATTTCTTGCTTGTAAAGGCTTAAAAAAAGCCATAAAGACCACACAGTTGTATTTGACAGGACTACTGTTAATAGAAAAGCAAATCGTGTGGAGGATTGACTTTCATCATTACTAATCAGTTTTTTAATAAAATCAATCATTTCAAAAAACCCAAAGCTATCTCTTTTACATTGGATATCCTGTTTAACCAACCTTTCAAAAATATTTTTTGAGGTGGGTTATTCTCTACTATTCTATAATAGAATTCTTCTCGTTTAGTAATCATGTCTAAAACTAATGTATGTATATCAGAATTCATCAATGATTGAAAGGTTTGATTTCCAAGGATGCCATCATCCTCGATATCATACCCCTGTTCATTCAGTGCTCGTTGTAATGTCCTCATAGCATTTTTTGGTCCAGAATTGACATTAAAATCAAAAAGCATGAAATCTATTGGAATCGGGAAAGAGTCAAGTTTTAAGTTATTCCAGTAGTATTTCTCATATATATGACACACCGTATCATATTTAATGTTTTTTATATCATAAATATCAATTGTGTTGTCGTTATCAACATCACCTATACCAGTTTCATCATAGAATCTTGATAGTGTCTTTAAGGTAATACCTTTATTAGTGGGCCCACCCTTATCGTTTGGATGATTTACATAACCCCCCTCATATTCAAGTATCTTTTCAAGACTAAATTCAAAATTTTCTCTCATAGTTACACCGTTTAAACAGATGTTTAATTATATTTATAAAAATAGGGGCTAACTCTTATGAATTAGCCCCTATTTTTATAATGTATTGGATTTTTAGTCTACAAAATCAATAAGTTCCATTAGTTTCATCACTTCCATAGTGTTGAATGTATTATCTGGTAACGATTTTAATGAAATTTCGATCTTTTTTTCTCTGGAAAACTCCGTATCTGCGTTCATTAGTTCATTAAATTCATCAAGAAACTCATTGTAATTCTTATTGAAAAAGACCCTACCGTTTTCCTGAATTGGATTACCACCCTCATCTTTATCACAATACTTGTTAATAAGAATCTGCTTCTTTTCAAGCAATAGTTTACAAATCGGTGTGTATTCCAACATAAACTTTGCCAGATCAAAGGTTGTTTTGGCCGAAATCAAAGGCGATTCGGTTAATTTCGTTAATGCTTCGGAATTACATATCTCATCAATTAAACTGTTTTTAATTATCATATTATCTCTCCATTGCTTTAAGTTCTTTTAAAAGATCGTCATCATCAATATCTACATTAGTGTCGGCAATGTCATCAGAAACATCTTCTTCTGATTTGATGTTATTAGACACAACTGGCGCCGCTCCTTTGTACTTATTCCAAGAGGTTTCAACCATATCCCAAAGAAGTTCTCTTTTCAACATATCAATAGTGTCCTTTTCACTAATCTCCATGTTTTTAATGTATTCTTTAAGATTATATGTAGCTTCCATTATATCGTCGATTTCTGCATCTGTCTTTGCCAAAGGATAAGATTTTCTTGAAAATGTACTATCGGAATAATCTGGATATGAGTTACCTTTGGCATCCTGTTTTGTTGATTTGATTTTAATAAGGATGTTATACCCTTCCTTGCCAGGATCAAAGATGTTATAACCAAGCCCCTCTTCCTTATCCATGATTTCATTACGAAGCTTTGATTCAAGTTTAGACGGAAACTCATACAATTTTACCTTACCATTTACCATCTTTTCCTGATCCGTCTGTTCCTTATCACGGGGATCATTAACGATAAAGAAGTTACCAACATGACGTTCCTTCCGCTTCATTCTAAAAGCAAGACCTTTATCTGTCTCATTGCCTGTGTATAATGTAGAAACTATACTACAAATAGGGCAAAATTCAGACATATCATGTGTTTTAGGACAAAGATAAAAATTCCACTTATCTCCTGACTTCCACATGTGATACATATACTTCTTTGTAAAGTTACCTTCCTTATCGGGAATAAACCTTCCCTCATAGACTTTACTCTTTTCAGCGGTGCCAGCAGGTGGTGAAGCCCAAACAAAATCAGACCTTCTCATGCCTGGCTTTTCAGACACTTCCTTTTCCTTTTCCTGAACATAATTCTCAAATAATTCCTTTTTAATCCATTTAGACATATCATTCTCCTATAGTTAGATGAGGAACTATTTCCTCTGTTGAATTAATATATCAATTACTGTTCGTTTTGTCAACTATTTATCTTAAATTTTTTCTTGTTTTTTAGATTCTTCAATAAGATTCTTTAGTGCCTCAATAAGTGATTCTTGAATTGCCAGATATACAATATCTTCATCAATATTATCATTATTAAGGTGTCTACTCTCTACAAATAAGATTATGTCAGTTTTCGTTAGTTTAACGTCTGTAATAAAGTCGCCAGTCTCTTCTTCAACAAGAGATATAATCAGATTCCCCTCTTCATTAATCATCCCATTGATTGTTTTTTCCATTTTCTCGTTCATTTTAGGTTCCTCATAAGTATATTATCGATTTCATCGTTCCATCCTGCTGCTTCTGGATGACCACCTCCACCATTTTTTTCAGCAATCTTAGCGACATTTACATTCCTACTACGAAGTTGATTTACTATAACAGATTTATTCTTTTTTGTAAACTTTATATGAAACATCCATGCCACATCTACGTTGAATTCATCAAGAATAAGGCTACCCGCCTGTGATGTCATCTCACTATCGGACATATTTACTGCGGCATATCTTATACCGTCGTCTTTAAATATTTTAACATTATTCATTATGAGACGACAAATTGAGTCAGTTTTAGATATACGAATCCTTTCATAAGGTTTAATGATATCACATAGTTGCTGTTTTTGATAGAATAAAAGATGATCCCAGAAATCACCTTCTATATCAGCCATATTAATGTTCAATGAATACACATAGAAATTAAGGGTATCCGGGTCTAATTTTAATGTGTATAAATCATAATCATTGATTAATTCAACTACATAGGGTGGCGTTGCATCTCCGTGAAAGTGTTGCCACGTAAGCATACAGCCAGATGTTCCTTCCTCTCTTTTACCCGGAATGTTCATGTAATCGATATTTTTTCTAATACCTGATTCATGGTGGTCTATCCATATAATGTTTTGTCTCCCTATCTTTTCTTCTATTCCTTTCATTTCAGAAGGTTTTAATGAAAAGTCAAGTATATATACCTGATCACCAAAATTTAAATGTAACATTGGCAATGGTTCATCATAATCCGTTTGTATCAATTCTACATCAATATCACAATCAAGTGAACGTAAAGCAACTGCTGCTGCACAAAACCCGTCATTATCATTATGATGAATAATCGTAATCATTTATTCTTTGTTCTCCTCATTCAATATTTGTTTACTCTTGTCCTGTTCTTTAAAATTTCCAAATAAAAGCTCTGATTTTGGGTCTATCTTAACACCCTTAAAATACCCAGCAGATAATGTATCTGATAATGTAGTAAATTCAATTGGTTGTGTCATAATAGTACCTCCACGTTGAAATTCCCTATATAAAGGATTTTACATTAATTTTTTAATTTTGGTAATAAAAATTTTTAGAAGTGATCTATTCCTGATCTGATGACTTTAACCGAAAAAGACCAGTAATTCTTATAAACCTCTTGAATCAAAGGTATTTCCTCATCCGTAAGAGATAATATTTTTCCTGACATTAACCATATCAGGGTTATCTTATTGATTTTATTCAATATATAATGACGAATGGGGGCCTTCTGTCCTTCATCTCTCATATTACAGTATTGCTTCAACAATGACATATCATTTCTGTGCTTCTTTGTTGCCATCCATGATTTAATAAATATAATATCCTTTTTGAGTGTATCTGATATTTCCAGATTTTCTTTTTTTCTGTTTAAGTCCCTATCTATGTATAACAACATTATCTTTTCGTTCAGGAACTTAATGTATGTAAAGTTCTTTTTAAAAAGCTCAAAGCCACAAAGGAAATATTCTTCTATGTCAATACCGTTCCACTTTGTGTTAAACATTCCTGTAACAGTCTCTAACATTAATCTATTATTTTCAGACATTTTAGACACAAAAGAATCCCATGATTTTGGGATTCTATAGGGCCTTGATAGGAACTTTGACTGTGCTACTCTAAAACTAACATATACATCTTGTTCGGTCAACATGTTCTATCCTTTCAATTGAACATTAAATAAACTTAATTGGGCATTAACATATTTCATTAAATTATCATTTTCTTCCCAATATAATTGATTTTTAACTATATCATAGTCTTTACAGGCAACTATATACCTATAGTCTACATCTGAAGCTAGTCTCTCTATATGTTCTATCATACCATAATCATCATCCGAAGTCAATGTCATGTTTTTATACGGCTCTACATTAGAATAGACACCGGGTACATCAAGCACCGCGGCCTCAAGAGCCTTTATGTTACTCTTACCATCATTGAACTCACATTTTTCTAATGGGGCAACGAAAATATCTAATTTTAATGATTTGAGGTGTGCCGGATATTCAAGCAATGGTTTAAAACTATAGAATTCTATCTTATCCTTAACATCAGATAGTTCAATAGGTATGGCACCACTTATAACCCATTGATACTTATTAACAGTTTTCTTGATGAATTTTATAAATTCTTTACCAAAATCACCGCCGGTAACACCTTTACCGTATTCCTTTGATTTGGTATTAATAAAATGGTTCTCTGATCCAGCCCAACCGATTCTTATTTTCTTGTTTTGGTCATACATGAATGGTAACGGGCCACCCCACATAAATTTTGCCAAGTGGTTTTCAATAACAACAACGTTTTCATTATACTTGCCATATAACTGTTTTAATTTTTCCGTGGAAACAGTTATGCCATCTGCCATACTCAATATTTTTTCAATATTGATTCTATTATCTGTATAATATGTTGACGCAAAATTCCACTTTGGGATGTTGAATAAATCATCATCACATTCATATATAATAGGCACGTTGGCAATGGGTTTTATTTTAGATACAAAATGATTAAACAGGCCTAAATGACCTTCTGTTGCGGCTCTCTGGAATGTAACATGGGTAAGTGTTTTATAATAATAAGGATCGCCAATAAAGTTTACAGAATACATTGACTCTATGTCATACCTATTACGGAGATTATTCAATAACAGACTTGGCATTATAACCCGTATGTAACCACACCCCTGTAAGTCACCCACATAAGACATGGTTCTTATCTTTGCCGGCGGGGTAATAAATCTTACATTTTCATCTAACATTTTTAGTTATCCTTTGAACGTCACAATTTAGGTGAGGGATATGATTCTACTTCCAGTAGTTGCTTTTTTAGCATAAATGTCCTGCAAAAGTTTACTATTGTCTTTGATTTTCCTCAATAGAAGTTTGTACTCATCTTCAACTTCCTTCTTTGTAACATTTTTACCTTCAACGGTCAATATTTTTTTATCTTCCAGACAGAATCTACACATTGGAACGGGGAGTTTTACACCCGAAATAGGATCGTCCTCATATACAAAGCCTGGGGGCAGATATACACCACATTTTACACATTTCATAGAAATCTCCTTTTTTATAGTTCGTAGGTCTCAAAGTCCCACTCTAATTTATCGGGATTTATTTTTAATATCTTACAGAGGTTATTGAACCCTCTTTTTGCTGCAGTACTTTTCTTGTCATCGTCTATGGCCTTTTTATAGACATATAATGATTCCCATATTTTATACAAATCTAACCATTTTTTATTAGTTTTATTGGTTATCTCGCCACTTTGAATCATTCTATTCATCTCTACTACAGTAGATAGGAATTGAATTTTATGTGTCAATCTTGACAATTTTGAATAATATTCATTCCTTTTATAGGTAGGATCACATGAAACAGAGAGGGCGTATATATAATTAGCAGCAACACTTTTAATCTTATCCCACTTCAAATGATAGTCCTTGGAACCAATATATCTAAACTCAATATACTTATTAGAAGATTTTAAATGTTCAATGTTTATAGCCATATAGTGACTCTCTGGATATTCTCTTTTGATATCATCCTCTAATTTTTCTTCAATATACCCGGTGTCAATCATATTTTTTATCAATTCAGGGTTATTTGACTTTATCATATTAGATGTTATGGTAGAGAAGGCGGATTTGGCAAAGTCATTAAACTCCCGTTTCTTAAAGAAGTTGTAGATATATCCTTCATCAAGGAATAATGATAGTTTAGTTACATCAAGAGATTTGCTCAAATCTTCTATATTTATAAGTGAAATACTTATATGAAAACCACATTTATTGTTAATAACAGCACCCGGTAAACCATCGATAAATTTAAACATTTTCGGGGTATATTCAAGAAACTCATCTATCGTTAAGACAGGAGTCACTATTTCAACACCAGTCATACCGAGAGAACCATCTGGTTTTATAATCCATTTTGAGGATGATTTTGTTGTATGGTCTGCCGTAATGATATAATCGTTTTTATGTAAAGGAAATTTCTTCTCATCTTTTAGATAGTCATTTACTAATTTCATCCATATCTTATCACCATTTACTTTCATATATGGAAATAATTCAGAAGGTTCTGGTATTTCGTCACCATCTGAATAATCTGATGCCCATTCAGGTACTTTGGGCGGTGGTTTTGATAAATCTGTCTCTGACCACAACTCAAGAGCATCATCATACTCATCAAACTCCGCTTCCATCTTTAACATTCTATCATGGTTGTTTAGACTTTCACCATGTTTTTTAAGGAAGTCTTTGTTATTAAATAAAAATTCAAATTCTGCACCTATCCTCACATTAGGGTTCTTGAGTGCAATTGATATATCAGATTTAGAGGCTTTTTCGAGTAAAAGATTATCTCTTAATTTCATTAATTTAATCTCCTTATGATTTTTCTTTTCTCTTCTTATTTATCATTTTTATATAAGAAAAATCAGTAAGGAAATAACCTGGAGTTTCTCCATAATATTTTGCTAATGAAATCAAGAGCCTGGGTGGAGGAAAAATATCGTTTGATTCAATGCCTACAATTGTTTCCTCATTAAACCCAATGGCAGCAACGAGATCAGAAATTTCATATCCTCTTAAAATTCGTTCATTTTTTAACTTCTCACCAAAGACATTCACCTGTTCATAATCTCCTTCAAGGTGGATAAAAAATTCTTTTTTATTGGTTTCTGTTCATCTTTTCCGTAGACTGTGTATTCAATATATTTTACTTTTTCTTCTATAGTATAGACCGGGATAAGATATTTTTGCATTTTTTATTTCCTTTCAATTCAATATGGTTATTAGTTCATCAAACGAAATTACCTCTGTTCCCATCTCTAATGCTTTTTTGTTCTTTACACTACCGGATTCCGTGTCATCCGTAATTAAGTAATTGGTTCCTTTAGACATACTTTTAACAATGCCACCTTTATTAGTTATCATTTTAATAACTTCATTTCTTTTCAAAGGAAGAACACCAGTAATGGCAAATACCTTACCATTAACAGAACTGGTGGTGTCCTTTTTCATAAACTCAAGACCCATGCCCTTCATAAAGATATATAAATCCTTAAAATCATTGATATTATTTACAAGGTTTTCACTCAATATATCACCAACACCATCTACGCCATCAATGTTATCTGTATCAAATAATTCATCAAATGTGTATTGTTCAAGTATTACCGGTGCCAATGTTTTTCCTATCCCGGAAATACCAAAAGCAGCCAATAACAATTCGGGCCTTGTTTTAAGTGTCTTTTGTATCTCATGGTATATCTGTTCTGCCTTTTTAATACCAAATCCGTCAATTCCGGCTATATCAAGTTCTTCAAGTTCGTACATTTCATTGATAGAATTGACGTTTAGATTCTCCACGGTTGTCTCTGTGATATAATCAGAGCCAAGTGTCTTGAAAAAATGGGCTATCTGTTTTATTAAGGATGAATGACAATTAGGATTTTTACATACAATATCAACACCAGATTTGAATGTTTTTGAACCACAGGAAGGACATACCTTCGGAATATCACACCCAGTAGGCTCAAGAATTTCTGAAATGAATGGGATTACATCACCAGAACGACATATATTTAATGTAGTGCCTATACCAATGTTATTAAGTGATATGTAGTCAGCATTAAATCCAGTAACCCTCCTGATAGTCACGCCACCAATAGTAGTTGGCGACACAAGTACCGTAGGGGTGATACGTTTTGTCCTTCCGGTATTCCATTCAATAGACTCTACCGTTGTTTTGACAAATTCCATGTTTACTTTGAAAGCAACCTTATTTTCTGGATAAAAAACAGACTCCCTCTCTGATTTGTTCTTTGTAATGACTATGCCATCAATGTCATAAGCAGCGTTTTTTAATAGAGTAAGTTTGTTCTTCATGTATTCTGGTATATTTGACAATTTCTTTACTTCAATAATATCATACCACGGATAAAGAAGGCCAATTCGTGCTATTTTATCAAATCTCATTATCTCCGTGTCAGGCATATCTTCCATATCAACTATTTCATAGAATAAAACAGTGATATAGTTTAGTTCCTTTGCATTAATGTCGTCTCTGTTCAACATGCCTGCAACACCCGAACGCTTGTTTTTAAACCCAAGTTCAGCATATCTTTCATCAAGCAGACATTCACCACGAAGGGTAATCCTTTTCTTATATGCAATATACTTACTGACAAAGTATTTTGCCTTTTCGGTGATATCCTGTCCTTCATAACCATTACCACGGGTATATGCAGACTCAAGAACCCCACCATCCCATGTACATATAATGGAAACACCGTCCATCTTTGCAGATATCACTATGTCATCATTGATTTTCTTTATCCATTTATCAATCGTATTTACATTTAACTTTTTCAGGGAACCCATTATAAATGGTAACGTGACCTTACTGCCAACATCCGATCCAACAGTTTCAAAATAGGAAGCTGTTGGAAATTCCGATTTGGTACGTTCTTTAAGATCATCATATTCAAGGTCTGATACGAGTGGGTTGCCCTCTTCATAGGCCCGGTCATATTTTTTCAACAATTCAATCTTTTCCATTTATCACCTCATTAGCCACAATATATCAGAATTTTATTTTATTGTCAAGGAAAAATTAATATTTTTCAGCCAAAAAGTACTCATTCTTTATCGTTGAGATCAGTATTTCATTGTTTTTCCCTATTTCAATCTTTCCGAGGTCAAATGAATCTTCGCCGGCCCATAAAATAACAGAACCCTCAACAAAGCCATATCCTTTAGGTAACAATACTCTATCCCGTAGATATACAAGCCATTCTATGTAATAATAGAATTTCTCAGCACCTGACCATTCAATAGCATTGTTATCATCCGTAACAGTCCAGTCCATCCATAGCCCTGGTTGAGTAGAAGGCGGTCTGTTTTCATCTAAAACACCTAACATATCATCTTTTATATAGAACTCGCCATCTACTCCAAACTCCGATGGCACGTTTCTAATCATCCTTCTTGTCATTGATATGCCCCGGATTAATTCGGCGGTATTATCATCCAACTTTTTATTTAACTTTATCTCACCACGAAAATCAGTAGAATATCCCATTTTTATATCCTCCGTGTTTACTTATATTGACTCAACCCTGGCAAGGGGTTGTTTACTTGTTTGAAACGGCCTATCATAATCAACAGTATAGTTACCCTTTACCTGTTGATCATCCTCAAATTTTGCCAACCCTTCTGTGATTGCTCTATCCCAAGACAATTTATGTCTAATCACCTGATGTAAATCATAGCTGTTCTTGAATATATCCTTTACCTTTTTACTGTGAATACCGAGGCTTGATCTGTATCCATCGACATGATCAATGGTATACTTTGAGATTATATCTCTTATTTGTTCCATATCTTTGTGCCAGGTCTCATTCAACAAACCATTTTTAATCGGTAGATATTCAAGGGCGCATTGAAACTGTCCAATTCCAAGGCGGGCAAAGACATCTGTGGCCACGGATAATATCTTCATTTGTTCTTCTGTTAAAGTTAATTTATATTTCATTGTCACCCTCCTTGTTTAAATCTGTAAAAAAACTATACACTAAATTTTGTTATTTGGCAATATAAAATCTTCGAGCTCAAATGTCCATTCATCAACTATTGTAGAAGCGTTAAATAACTCCGAGGCGTGTTGTTTCATAAGGGCAGAATCATCATCATTCAACAATGGCAATGACTCCCTCATTAAAATTGCCGTTTTCTTCATCATATTTGCTGTATCCTGCAGTATTAAAATCAGGTCATCAAAATTATCTAAAGTATCCATTCTATTTCACCTCACATCCTTCAAAAGTCAGTATAATTTTGGTCAACATCTCTACTTTATCCCCCGGACATGTAACAATAATGGTAGAGTGCGATTGGGTCTTTCTCCATCGTCTGAAATAAGAAGAAAAAGAACAAATATCATAGCCGTCACCATTGGTAACTAAACCGTTTTTCATCGTCACCGTACTATCGTTTGGGATGATATCATAATCATCTTGGTATAATACACCTTCTACATAGACTTCCTCATCTTCGTGCCATTGGTTGTCTCCCCAGAAGGCATCATCTGCATAGAATTTCTTAAATTCTACACCGTTTGTCTTTACCATTGATTTATCCTCCCGTCTATTTCACCTCACATCCACCAATGGCCTCAACCATCCCCACCAATAAGTCAACCTTTTCACTTGGACAAGTAACAATAAAGGTAGAGTGCGATTGGGCCTTTCTCCATCTCTTGAAATAAGAAGAGAAGGAACAAATTACATCACCATCGTTATTGAGGGCCGAACCTCCCTTAATCTTAACAGTACTATTGTCTGGAATAAGGCCCCATGCTTCTTTGTACAAATCACCGTTCACATATATTTCCTCGCCGGTATGGCAGTCATCACCTTCCCAATCGTTGATCTCATTATAGAACATTTTAAATTCTATTCCGTTCGTTTTTGCCATTTATTCACCTCCTGTTTGATTTTTGTAAAAAAACTATACACTATTTTAATTTATTTGGCAACAAATTTTATTATTGATTGGACGTTTGTGTTCACCGACTCTTTACAGCCCCCTCAACTTTTCAACTTTTTCCGAAAAACACGATATGTAATATCCATCTAAACAGTCATATAAACCGTAATGATTCTCTTCACCAAAGATAAGACTGTCCATGAGTTCTATTTTTTCTTTAAGTCTTTCAATACAATAGAACGGGTTGTTTTTTTGATCTTTGGGATGTTCAACACCACAATACTCACAAACCATTATATTACTCCAATCCCGGAAACCCACCAAACTCATGTCCGTGTCTGGACTTCCAGTTGAGTTTTAACAGGTCTCTCTGTTCAAAATTCAAATATGTCATAGCCTCTATATCAGCCTCTTCCTCATCACTAATACCAGATGCGTGGGCAAATTCATGGGCAATAACTATGGCCCTTTCATTTTCTGATAACCCTTTCCTCGTTGAGACGAACACTACGCTCTGTGTATCAAACGTGAGACATATTCCGTTCTTCTCTTCAAGGGACACGTTCTCATCAATAGAATGAAGCATTTTAATGAAAGATTTAAACTGCTTCTTCTTTAGAAAGACAACCTGTGTAGAGACACCAGACTCATTACTAATGACCTTTGCTGTTTCCATTATTTCCTCAAACTTCCTTTTCCTTTTATCTACATTCATAAAAATACCCCGAATCTTTATTTGATTAGGGGTATTTTATAACATAAATTTTGTTTGTTGTCAAGCAAAAAATCAAACTATCGTCAATTCTGTCTCTTCTTCCTTTTTATCCGTGATGTTTATATACATCACGCCATTAACTAATTTCAAAGAACTCACCTCTTTATTATTTAGTTTTAAACTATAGTTGATGGTTCTTGACTCAAATTCACCCTTTAAATAAAGGATATCATCGATCATAGATGCCTTAATGTTTTCCCTTGGTATTCCCGAGCACTCAATTTCAATGATTTTAAGAGAATCTTCAAGAAAAACCTTTTCAGTATAGTCTTTTATTGACCATGTGTTTATCATAGGTTTCCTTTCATTCAATAGTAAGAATTTTCTCATCAGTTGTTTTATTTAACTTTACATAAAGTATTCCGTTTACCAATGAAACAGATTTTACAACGTATCCCCTGATATCAAAGTTCTGTTCAACAGTTCTTTTGGACTCTTTGTTTTCTCCATGAACATAAAGAATGTTCTTTGCTACTTTTACGGTAATGTCTGTTTTAGACAAACCAGGGCATTCCAACTCAATAGTTGGTACGGTGTCCTTTTCAAAAAATCTGTAATTCTTCTTAAAAGAATCGTAATATCCACAGAATATGTCCTCAATCGCTTTTTTTGTATCCATAAAAATAAAACCTCCAAGTATTTTCTATAAATATAACAATTCATTATCAATTTGTCAAGCAAAAATCTTAAATATATCCGTCATGTAGTTCTACTGTATTCTTGATCTCATTTAATCTCATTTCAACATCTTCTTTATCTGATATAATATAGGCATACCTGTCATCATTCCAGACAGTCATTACAATTCGTGCCTTGTGTTTCTTGTTCTGGGTATCGAATACGAAAGCATCCTGGATTTCAACATCTTTTATAATTCCTGAAATAAACACACAAAGATCACCATCAATCTTATTTTTTAGTTCGCCGTGTATATACATACGTTTTATATCTGGCGAAACACGTTTGGAAAATAACCTATGTGCAAGTATTTTTTCAAATTCCGTATTGTTTAAAATATGAAAAAACGCGCCCTCTTCCATAAAAAACCTCGGTACTTTACAAAAGACGGGTGTTTCAACCATTTCGTTGTTTTTTGGTGTTTCTATATCTGTAATACCTTTAATAATGTGATATTTCAACATTTTTTAAACCTCAAGTAAAAAATTTAAATAGATCCATCGTGTGATTCCACCGTACTCTTAATCTCATTTAATCTCATTTCGGCATCTTCTTTATCTGATATAATATAGGCATACCTGTTACCATTCCAGACAGTCATTACAATTCGTGCCTTGTGTTTCTTGTTCTGGGTATCGAATACGAAAGCATCCTGGATTTCAACATCTTTTATAATTCCTGAAATAAACACACAAAGATCATAACCAAGTTCATCTTCGAGTGCGCCGTGTATATAGATTTTTTTGATATTTGGTGTTTCTCTTTTAAATAAAGACTTTATTTTAGAGAATTTTTCAATAGAGTTAGAATCTAACATGCCCAAAAATGACTGTGGTTCCAAAAAGAATGTAGGCACATTGTTAAAATCAACGGCTCTCTTTTCTAATAAAAGATTGTCATATACCCATGATGCACAACATTCATTAGGTTCTGGATAGTTGAATAAATCAACATCTACATTTTCCCTCATTGGGCACGATTCTTCTGTAAAATGTAAGCAATTTCCACAACATTTAAGATTTTCTGTGGTATATTCATTTTCCAACATTTCTACGCTCCTTCAAGTAACCCAAAAATATATCTATGATTTCATCCAGAAAAAACCATAAGCCTACAATACCAAAAAATACCAAAAAAATAATATATCGTGCATAGGCCACATACTTTCTGACAAAGGTTTATTTTTTCAACAACGCCTTAAACATCTCGTTAAACATGTCTTGTGTTGCGTCCTTCTGTTCAAGCAGATCAAGCCAGAAAACAATACTTTTTGCCTGTTTAAGAATAGTCCGGGCTTTTGTAATGTTTAAAACAGTCTCTTTAGTAAAAAAGTCCTTGTTGTCATGGATAAAAAGATTTGTTTCAAGGATAATATCATCTAATTGTTTGTAAAATTCACTGTTTGTCATTGTTATACCCCTTTCAGTTTAATATACCATATACCCGGAAACCTTACTGCTGACAGCCCAAACCATTCACATTTTTCCTCATAACCATGAGACTGTTTGTGCATGTGTCCAAAATACCACAATTTAGGTTTATATTTATCAAAAACAACATCTAACAAATCCCTTGAGACATCATAAAATTTATAATCATAGTGATAATCAAACAAAACAAATTTTAATGGTGCCGTATGACTTATAACAATATCTATATTGATGTCTGGTAAAGAGCTTATATCTTTTTCAGAAATGACCTCTTGTTCAAACCAATCATAATGGGGCGTTCTGTATTCCTTGTCTATACTCAAAGCCCCACCGATAAATAGGACATTTCTGTTATCCGGTAATGTGAGAACTGATCCCCTCTTCATATAATATACATTAGGAAACACCTCATTTTCAACTAACCCGCCCAGAGCGTCGTGATCTTCATGGTTGCCATCACAAAAGTATATTTTAGTTCTTGGGTTCTTGATTGTTTCATGGTCAAATTTGGGCCAATAACCGAAGTCCCCACATTGTAAAACAATATCCGGTTTCTTCTNGTTTATAAAGACGTTCAGGTCATTAAACTGACCATGAANATCACCAACTATATAGACATCTTTATTATTCATAGTCCTATTCATCATATCTGATTAGAAAGTCCGGGTTTATGATTTTAAAAGAGAAGTTACCATTACGAAGTACAATTCCTTCTCTGTGTGTATTTGTAAGCCTGGACTTTCCTTTTGCCAGCTCAACAGAATCATGGATAGTATCTTTGAGTTGAATATCATATAACATAGGTACTGTTTTTCTTCCAGAGTTTTCAAAANAGACTGCCAATTCTGCATTTGATACCCTACCTGTCTCATAAATGAGATTGAAAGCCCTGAAATCATACCCATTAACATTGTATTTGTTCTTCTGGATTCCGGTGCCAATGATCTCACCCTGTACAATAATGAAATCATGGTCTTTAATACGGCTCAAGAGAAAACCCTTCATATCAAGCTGTTCTGCCACCGTCCAGTATGAACAAACATGAGGTGTTTTTAGATGAATGTTTCTACTACATACATAAAACTCATATTTAGGCTTCATAAAAGGAATTTTACGGTAAATCCTTTTGAGGGCATACGTTCCAGACTGGCCATCAATTTTTTCCGTCACATTAAAGGAAACACCAGCATTACGTTCACAAATGTCTCCAATACTCTGTATTCTTATCTCATCTGTTTTAGGTATGAATGACGGCCACGTATCATGTTTCTTTTTTAATACGAGATTTCTGTACCATTTGAATCTCATAAGAGCCTTTTCAATCGGCCCCCTTTTCTTTGACTCTTCCCTTTTGGACTCAAGTTCCTCTGCAATGGACTGTGGATCATATTTTACAACACCCATTAAATCAGTTACATTCTGTCCTTCTTTATATATCCCTTCAGGTAGTACAGATAAAGGGAAGCAGATACCCTGTGAAATCTGCCCACGAAGTTTCACGGTTTTTACCTTGAATCTCCTTGACCGCATGAACTCAAACTCAGGCCTCTCCGGCAGGATGGAATCAATCTCAACATAAATAACAAGGTCATTTACTTGAAATTCACCCTTCTTTGTAACACACTCCCACCCAAGTACAGAAACAACCTCTATGGCATCAGCACCTTTTATGGGTCGTATTTCATTGATTTTCTGAATAGATGCTAAATTTCTCATTTCTCTCACCTCACAATTTATAATGTACTATATCAAAAATTCTCTTTATTGTCAAGCGAAAAATTAAATCCCGATATACAATATCTCCCACCCTTCCTTTTCTTTTTCCCTTATCCATTCCTTAAAGGCAGCCACAACTTCCTTACCATCATTAACGGTCTTTATAGAAATCGGTTCATCTTCATGGAAAAAGTCTAATTTATCATATACCGGTTCATCCCTATCAGAGGATTGTGATACTATCCACGCACAATATGTTTCAAACGGTTCTTTAGAATCTAAAATCATTTTAGTCACTTCTGTACCTGTTTTGAACCAAGCCGGACAAAAATCCCATTGGGTGGTTACTTTATTGGTTTTTAATACAAGGATTTCACGTCTCGCTTGAATTTCAAAATTTATACTCATTTCTTTCGCCTCACAATCTATGGTGTACTATGCTTTGTTACTTTTGGTGAAGATTACCACCCCAATAAAAGATGAATCTTCCACCCTTTCAATTGTTTATGACACATAATACCAGAAAATTTGTTTTTTGGCAACAATAAATTTAAACGCAATAAAAATGGAGCATAAATGTACCTATGCCCCATAATAAAGCCTTATCCATTCATTTAATCATCATATTCTTCTGTATTTGCGTCATCATGGATGAGGGAATCTTCGAGTTCACTATATAGGTCATCGGATGTTCTTTGGATAGTATCCTCGATGTCCTCTATAGTATCATCTATGATCTTATCCCAAATATTATTTTCTGCAACAAATTTAGATACATCCTCATCAGGAAACGATTCTATCATTTTCTCTAATATCATGTCCTCTACCACTAACCTCAATTTCTCCTGCAATGCGGTCTCAATAATCTCTTTTGTTATTTTTTTCATTTCCATTTCTCCTTTAATTTTTAAAATGATATGGCTGTCCGGGCTGGGGTCGAACCAGCAATATGTGGCTTCAAAGGCCACCGAGATTACCAATTCCTCTACCGGACAAAGTTACAAATAAAAATACTTGGCAGGTGCTTCTCCACTATTGGTTTGACTTGTTCCCACCGTAACCCTCCGTTACCACAACCAGGCCGTGTCATTGTGACAGTTTCCCAGTTCCTTTTCTCAATTAATTTAGCGAGTTCAATACAAGACCTTTCGATTAATTCTAATGTAGAGTTTAACCGCCAATCAGTCTTTGTTGGAAAGGCAATAATTAATGGATTTAGGTATATTTCAGAAACATGATTGCCTATTCTATTTATAGAATCCGCTAAATTACTATCTATATATGGAAAAAGAGATTTTGCTTTTGCAGCAACACCTTTACCCATTATGGCATTACCTTTAGAATTTATAGTACCATTCGTTGTAATACATGTAGCATCAACATAATCAATTAAATCAAATATATCTAAATTAGATTCTCTCATTTTGTATTCCTGAATGATGTTTTAAGATCGAATCCACCCTTGAGGATTTTACTTTTATCAGATAAAACCACGGGCGGCATGGTGTCTGGTGATTCGTGTATAGTATTACCCACAAAATATGATAATTCCTGATAAATCTGTTCTGGACTAATGAATTTAGAAATACCGTAGTTACTAAGTATGGGGCACATACCGCTTAACTCGTATGTATCCAAAGTAGAATTAAAATTAAGTAACATAACAGGTTTTTTCGTTGTTCTACATATTTTTACTAATCCATCATCTACGACATTGATAAAATCCTCTATTTTATCTCCCCTTTTATCCAAAAATGATTCAAAATACCTTGCACTGGCCGTCATTGCCACGAATAAATCATCGGTCAGGATAGTAAAATTACCATTCACAAAATACACAACCGTAAACAGTCTGTTACAAATAACAAGAGCTTTTACATTTGAAATACGATCTTTATTGTTATCATTATATCTGTACATTTTTTTGTAAATCTTAAAAGCCTTCTTAATGGATAGAGGAACATCTATATCGTTCAGAGAAAATGTATATTGTTCTTTATTTCTTAATGGTCTATTATATATGATTTTCGGGTCTCCACCACCGTACAGATGGGCAACATAATCATAATAGTCCTTAAAATTGGAAATAATTCTCATATAAAGCCCCTAAAAATACCTGTTTTCTATTTTTGATTAAATGGTGAGACGGGAGGGAATCGAACCCTCAATCCCTATGGGCAAAAGATTTTAAGTCTTTTGTGTATGCCTATTCCACCACCGTCTCATGCGTAGTTCAGTTCTGTAGCACAATCTTTACATAATGTTTTTAACCAACTCTTACCTCTTATTGTTCCTTCTTTCCCACACACTTCACAGATTGTCGTCGAGGCATCTTCTGCCTCATTAACAAGGTCAAACACCTCACCTTCATAAGCAGATATATAAAAACTTAATTCCCCGTATTTTTCCTTAACCTGTGTAGCTCTTGCCTTCGGGTCTGCCTTTACGATCTTAGCACTCAAATTATATATTAAATTAAACCACCCATCATCAACATCGAAGCCCCAACACATTGCAGTATCCTGCATGCCCCAATTAACTTGTTCATATAGGTCTGGAAAATCTGTAACCAGTTTTTTAGTGTGTTCTGTATTCATATCGTCACCTCTGATAAACATATTACAACATTTTTATATCTTTGGCAACACTTATTTTCTCAAAAGCCTCTTCTCAAAATCAGTTAATACGGGATTAAACATAGATTTAAATTCCGTAACAGAGTCAATATCATCATTATAATAGTGAACGAGATCAAATTCAGAATCAATATTATAAATAGCTTCATCACGAAAAACAGGATCAGATGTTTTCTTTGTTAATAGTGCTTTTATCGCTCTATTTCGTGCAAACATCCTTCCCATTGATTTTGAGAAGTTATCTTTAGGAGCACAAATGGCAATACCACGGGCCACCTGATCTTCCTTATTAAGTAAACAAACAGTAATTATCGGTGTCCTATTCTCATTTCTAAAGTAGTAAAAATGAACGTCTTTCATGGTCTATTTCCCCCTTTAAGTTTATTAATTCTCGACATAATCATATCATATCTTTCGTTAAAATCAGTCTCATCAAATGTATTATCAGTAAACTGGTACCGGTCGTCATAGTCTTTATAATNCTCAAATACAGGATCACCTATATCAGTAACGTTTTCATTGATCTTCCTTGGGTCAACATCAATCATGCCCGTGGAAATCTGTGCGGGGCTTACAGCCAAGTCAACAAGATTAATGAAGTCGGTTTCATTAAATCCAGTATTTTCTTCCTCTGGAATGACAATCGCGGGAAGAAGAATAATGGCACCACACGGTGTTACTTTCCTTGCCTGTGCCAACATACCTTTCGTTGAAACTACTATGGATACATCATGGTTACTATTGATGTAATCCTCATCAGTCTTGGAGAAGAAGGCCCCCATATTATGATGAGAGTGGATAACCCCCAGGCACTCCTTATTTGACAAGGGGCTAAGCACATTTATTGAGACCGATGTTACCTCCTGATTAGGAATGAACAGGTCATCTACAACATAATCAGTACCGATAAGGTATGCCAACCATTCAATATTTTTGTACTTTTCCATTAAAAGATGAATCTTCCTCTGAACCTTCCTGCTGAATATAATCTGTACGGGTTCAGAAGGCATCATGTCACATTGTTTTATTACTTTAATATCATTGCTCCATTCGTCAATCATTGTTATTACCCCACTATATAAAAAGTCTGTTTAAGTCAGAGGACATTTCTTTGTTATTATACTTCATGATCTTGGCGACCGTTAAGGCTGCAACAACAATAGCAGGTACAGCCCATGAAGGTGTTATTGTATAACCATCTACCGATTCTCCCCACTCAGCGACATCATTGGCAATTGTCATGTGTTCTCCATTATATCCCGCCTTCACATATTTGGCATGTATTAAATCAGCAACCCTCTTATTCTCTATCTGTGACGCCATCCTATCAGTACAATCAACAACCCAATCTGTATTGACGGCAAAGGATTCATTATATTTGAACGGGTATGAAATAACATCACAGTCAGGGCGGATCATCTTAATAGTTACCTTTGTCACCATTGCTTTATTCTTACCTATAGTAGCCATTGGTACATCAAGACGATTAAGATTACTGATTTCGATAACATCCGGGTCAAATAATACAATCTTTTCAATACCGGACATAGCGGCAATCTTTGCCACATGAAAACCGATACCACCACAACCAACGATTGTTATTGATTTGTTTGTTTTAAGACCAAGTGTGTCTTGTCTATTATACATAAGTGTTTCTGTGTCCATGTTTATCCCCTTTCTTATTGTTTATGATACATAATATCACAAAAGAACTCTTTTGGCAAGATTTAATTTGCCCACACATCATTAGTGTTATTAAGGTTATTCAAACCTTCCCTTCTACTGGCAGCATTTGAATTAATTGGTGCCTGCTGAGTCGGTGTTTCCCTCATTTCTGTTCTACTTGTATGCTGTAACAAAGTTTGTAAACGGGGCAACAAAGCAGGAGCCCTTGATGCCATCGACATAGTGTTAATATTCTCAAGGACGCTTTCGGCAGCATCGGCGATGGCTATGATATCATTAACATTAGACCATGTTTTTGGGGGAACCCAATTACCCCAACAATCAGGTCTTATTTGATGATAATGTTGAAAGTATCCGAGAGTCTTAATATAACGGGTAGATACATTAGTCACGGTATAACCGTCGGTCTGAACCATGATATAAATGTTAGAAGCCATCTTCTTGATATAGGCAGGTTCAATAGGCCTTCTGTCCACATACTTTGGTGAGTATATTCTACGAACAAGCCACTGCAATTGTCCTGTTTTTTCGGTGGGAATAAGTGATATACCCTGAATGGACTGTTCATAAGAAATCCTTGGTATTACAAACGTTTCCTTTATTTGGTTGTCAAGAAACTTGATTTTATTGTTAATCTCTTTTGTAGATGAAGCAACCAATGACTCAAAAGAAACCTTTAGTTTCTCTATATCTGCAATCTTTTCATTAACCTGTTCACGATACTGTTTTTCAAAACTTCTCTTTATAACATCGAAAAGGGGAGTGCAATTATCAACAGGCGTCACATTAAAACTAACATTACCTATGAGTAATTTACTCGGTGTAGGTTCTGGTTCAAAATCAAGAATTAGTTCGTTAATAAGAGACTTTACATTGTTATTAACAATATTGATCATGCCAACAGTATCAACTCCATCGACTGTATTTAAAACGTTCATAAGAAAATCTCCTTTGTTTGAATTATATTTTCTTATACACCATATAGATTTTTTTGTCAAGCAAAAAATAAAACCCAGTAAAATCAATTACTGGGTTTTATTTGGTGGTAAACAGGATACCGTGATGTTAGATTTACGTGTTGCCACAACTGAACGAATATCTGTGTTTAACCAGCCACATCATACAAACGAATCTCAACTACATCACCTTCCCCGAATGTTTCCGGTGCCAAGGAAGGCTTAATTTCCTCACCATTAAGAATCACCCTGAACTTACCGAATCCTGCCGCCAGAGTATACTCCTTGATGGTATCCTTAAAGGGGGCGCCCGGCTCTACCTCAATGAAATCACCGTTAATCTTGATACCCGTTAAATCCTCTGTGCCGTCTGTAGTCCACTGAACCTCAACATTGTCAACACCCCAGGTCTCATCCATTTCTTCACTCATAACTGCCTCCATTTCTTGTTTGGTTGTTTAGTTTTTCCTCACCATCATTAAAAACAATATACCATAATTTCTTTTTCTTGTCAAGATAAATTTTTAGTCTCTGTGTGATAGTAAATAATACTTTTCCGTGTCATCTGTACTTTTAATAGAAACCATGCCGAGATTCTGTGTTTCAATGTATTTGATATCAATGTTAAATGTATCGTTATCCAATATAGACATTATATCATTTAAATTCTTAAAATCAAAACAGATATTCATGTCATCATATTTAAGGTCTAAAATGTCTATTCGTAAACCATTACTAAACCTGTTTTGTTTATCGGATGTTTCTATATACAGAACATTACTATCAACACCAAAGTAAACCTTACTGAATTTTGAACCTATTTTCTTTATTTTTGAAAAAGCATTGGTAAAATCATCATTTATCGGTATAGTAACAAAACTTTCGATATCATTCTTTGGTAAATCACCATTAAAAGCATGTATTACATGAGGTGAACAGAAGAAAATGTTTGATTTTTGTTTACCCTGTATGAGAGTTATCTTTTCATCAAATAGTTTAATTTCAGCATCTTCTGATTCATCGAGAAGATTAAGGTATGGCATCAATGAAGCATTCGGTTCTGAAAAATTCAAAGTAATGTTATCATTCTTTGTTACACCAGGAAACACCACATTTTCTACATCAACTACAGATATTGCGTCAGAGTGAGATGAAATCATCTTTGATTTCATCCGTTTATCTTCCATTACTATCTGTACATTGTCAATGTTGAAATTGATGGTGGCCTTTTTCAAAAACCGTTTAAATTCAGTTATATCAACATTCATTTAATTTTCCGTCCTTTTTTAGGTTTATTTTCAATAAAGTGTTCAAAATTAGCAAATTCTCTATTAGAAAGATTATACTCCTCTTTACAAGAAGAGTCAAGCTGTATTTTTTTATTTTCATCCTTCTTTACCCACTTGATAAATCTTGATTTCTTTGGTATTATATCATAGTAGTACTTGTACACAATGTTATCCGGCAAATCATATTGGAACTCGTTGATACTATTCACAAATTCTAATATACCGACATCGTGGGACAACCACATACTCAGCATGTAGGAGTTTAATATTTTTTTATCATATTTTATAGGTCTTTTATAAAATATGGAATTTAAAACATCAAACATTGTCATTGTTTTATCCATTAAACACAACCCTTCTTTATCAATTCAACAACACAGGAAATGAAATTTATTTCTTTTATTGCAATGATCGAGTCTCTGTATAAATATTCGGCAATCGTAAGTATGGCTTCACCAGGATTGTTGAAATTATCCATGTTATCAAAGATGTATGAATACAAGTCAACATAATTTATTGAATTTGAACGCAATATCTTCCTTATTCCGTCAATGTCTTTTGATTTAATGCACGCTTGAATCTTCTCATAATTAGCGGTGGTTTCAGTAATCTGAATAGTTGAAAGTGTATCCATATTTACATTAGATTGCAGTGTATTTACAATACGTCTAATATCAGGATATAATTTCTTTATTGTTTCTGAAACAGCACTCAAATCTTTTATCTTAATGTTTTCAGATTTAAGAACGTTCATTACGAATTTTGCAATTTCGTTTATAGGTGGGGAACTCAAGTCTATTGACTGGCAACGGGAAACGAGCTCTGGGATTATTTTATGGGGATAGTTGCACATCAAGATAAATCGTGTAATAGATTGCACCTGTTCCATAAGGTCTCTAAGCAAAGCCTGCCCCGAAACCGATAGATAATCACACTCATTTAATACCACTATTTTCATTGGTGTTATACCGAGAGCAGTGGCAAATGACTTTACTTTTGTTCTCATGTTATCAACAGACGTTTCATCTGAACAGTTTACCCACAGATGATCATATCCTGTTTTTTTAAGGAAAATATGGGCAAACGTTCCTTTTCCTACACCAGGGGGCCCTGAAATGAACAGGTTTGGTACTTCCTTAAACGACTTGGCAAGTGTGGTTCTTGCTTGTTTATCAAGCACCATGTTATCAAACGAACTTGGTTCATGTTTGAAACACCATATATCTGATATATTCATTAATGCCTTCCTTTCAAAAAAACTTCATGTCTAAATAGTTGTATTTTCTTATAGTTTTTCTATCTTTTTTCTTATGTAAATCATCTTTAGGTCTTTTTCTGTAGTTTTCAATATCATGCCATGGACAAAATGAGCACTTTCCAACCTTTCTACAAACAGAAATTTTATAGTGCCTTTTATATACAGTACTATTCGTGCAGGCATCATCGATTATTTTATTTTTTCTCATTTTTAACCTCAAATATTGTCTTTTTTTACCATAGTTTAACGATATTGTCAATAAATATTTTATAGTTCAACTATATAAGGGAAACTGTCTATACTGTAAAAAACATGTTTAATGCCAACATAATTAATATATCCCATGCAATTAGAACATGGTTTACTCAATAGAAATTGACCTGTTCGATTTACTCGAATAACCAATAAAGATGTATTTTTTAGATTAGTTTTTGCTTTAATGATAGCATCGACTTCTGCGTGAACAGAGAAGGGCCACCTTTGATATTTGGAATTAAAACTTTTAAGGCTCTTTTGGCTCGTATTATATCCGACGAATATAATGTTCTTTTTATCAAAAATAACACACCCTACATGATGTCTATGATCAGATTTTTTAGATTCCTCAATTGCGAGTGATATCAGATGATTTGTTATACTCATTAACACTTCTTTCTATTTTAATAAGATGGTTAATAAATTTATTCGTTAAAGACTGTTTATCAATATACTGTTTTAAACATTCATTAATCATTAGTCCTGTAGTCAAATGTCATTTAATGTTAACCTCTTACCATTTTCATCAAAAAGGTTCAATTCACCGTCTTTCAATTCTGTTCCTGTTTCAAAAAATTGTTCAATATACTCATCATAAAGTAAGTTAAACACATAACTAACATCATCATTCCCGGAATCAATTGCCCTCATTAATATTGATATTGTACCCGCGATTGTTTCAAATCCCATTCTGTTTGTCATTTTTAATAATTTTAACATCTCATTAAGAACAACGCTTATATCTTTAACTGTAGTATTATCAACACTATTATCTTTCCAGTCATTAACCATATCATCAAAGAATTCTACGTTTTGCATAAAATCTATTCTCCCTTTATTTTAATGATATACTGTGTTATAGTTTTTTCATCTGTAATAAGTTTATGAAGGATAAACTCTGACTTTGTACCATCCTTTAATGTCACAAAACCACTATTTTTATTCATAGATATCATTCTTGTCACAATATTGAAAAACCTTGATCTTGTATCTACTCTAATATACCTCATTTCATTGCCTCCCATACAGTAAAAGGCAATGAAATTTGCCCCTTACATATCAATCAACTCAATTCTTATGAAAATGTTTACCAAATAACCGTTGAATAATGTTACTAAAAGGTTTTTAAAGGAGCTGATTTCAAGCATACAAATAACACCAAAAAAGTAGGCTAATAAAAACAAGGATGTAAAAGAAACATAGAAAATTTCAAATAAAAAATCTCTATTCATCATCCTCACCATCATCGAGACCATTTGGATCATCATTTAGATAATCATCTGGTTGTAGTATATCTGTATTTATGTCTTTTTTTAATTCATTGATGTTTTTTCTTAATAAGATACCGTTTTTTATATATGGCTTTATTATTTTTCGTAACCCGTTTAGATTACTGGATGACAGGCTGGCACAACCCTTTAAATCACGAGGCACACCAGTCAAATCTATCTTCAATATTACCGATACTGGTTCTGTCATGGTTTTCTTAACCTTGCCCTTACCCTTACCACCAGAGGCAGCAAAGGACATTGTTGATACACCCGAAAAAACGAACCACCTATAGCCTTCTTTTGTTGACGTGCTCTCTGCAAAGATCAATCTATTGTCCTCATCAAACTCAATATATGGAATGTTTTTAGTAGAAAATTTTAAAATCATTAATTCGCCTCCATTATTTTAAGATAGGTTATTTTTATTAGATTTTGTTTAATATCGTTAAACAGGTTATGCTTTTTAATTACTGCGTTCACCTTATACATCTTGCCAATCTCAATATCCTTATTTTTAGAAAACCACACGAAAACATTGCCCTCATTCGACACGAAAACATATCTATTACCAGAACCAAATCTACCCATGAAAGGATTATTTGAAATAAGTTTGAGATTTATTTCAATCTTATCGTCCACACTACCTACAAATTCCGTGTTAGAAACATCTGTTGTTTTTCTCTCTAAAGTTTTAATGTATGAATTGGCAATAGAAGCGGCAACATTCATTGAATATCTATCGACAAACCCACTTTTAATTACCGATTTAACCTTCTTTAAATAGTCATTTCTCGTGACTATGTTTAATGCCTTATCACACATTTCCTTTACAATGTCCGTATTATCTGATTCAGACGACTTGTTCTCTAAAAGATCAGAAAATACTATCTCACCTGTGGTCAATAATCTATTGTCTGCCATTTTCATTGTACTTGATATATATTTATCAGACTTTATTGTACTATAACTCAAAGAGAGGAATTTGTCAATAGGAAATGATACATTCCCAGAGTTGACTTCTTTTTCAATGAGTTCGTCATTGTTGCCCCGTCTTATTTCATTAATAACACTACTATATTCAACAAGTCTCTTACTGTCAAACTTGTAGAAATAGGTTAAGCAACCAGAACATACAGTTTTTACTTCACCTGTAATTTCGTTACAAATAAGGTATCTACTCGATTTCATCACAGAACTATCACAAACATTACATGCCGACGTGTCATACTCATCAGGGATGGCCTCGGTACTCTGATTACCGATAAACATGTTACCATCTTTAGAGTGTTTTACATACCCTATAAAATACCACCCAGCACTTACCCAAAATACATGATCAAGGACATTAAGTGTATACCCGTTTATCCAGTAACCCTTTGGTGTTTCAATGTTGGCCTTATTCACGGTGTAGTTTAATTTGAAGGCACCGTGGATAGCCGACATCATATTGAATGAGTCTATTTTCTTTTTTATTAATGACATCCTTTTATCGGAAACTATTGTATATTTCATCGTGCGGCCACCCAATAAACCTTTTCAATAGAAACACGGTGTTCTTTTACACCATTTATGAAAGTAAAGTAAACCATCTTTTCAGACGTTCTTTTAATATTAACATGATACACACGACCATTAAAATTAACACTACCAACAAGGTCATTATATACGGTATTCATAGTGAGGTTAAATCTACTAAATCTGTTCTCTTTATGAGCCTTCCACATTGACCTTGCTTCGTTTACTACGGCAGTACTTCTTGCCGCTTTCTTAAACATCTTGTCGGAATTGGTGTCTGTAAGCGTTACGGTAACGAATTTATATAATCCAATGATATAGAGAGTATACTTGTGACCATTGGTTTTCTTTGTTTTCTCAACAATGACGGCCCTTTTGTTACTGTACTCACCATAGATTATATTAACTATAGTACCGGATTTGAAAGTGACCGGGATAGAAGGTCTGGTTTGATTAGTAGTAAAGGGGCGACCATAAGTTCTATCTTCAAAGAATCCAGCCGGACGTGCCATATAGCCCCAAGAAACAGCAAGACGAATGAGAGTTGACATATTGTCCTTTGCAACATTAACCATCTGGGCACGTAATGTGGCATCAGGAAGGCCCGGATTAATATCAGGATGAACCCTTTTGATTAAATCCTTATAGAGAGTAGAAACATCCATATTTACTTTCCCCTTTCGTATTGTTTATGATACATAATATCAGAAATTTCGTTTCTTGGCAAGAGAAAATTTAAATCCTTTAGACTACTGTATGTGGCGGCCAAGTCTATTACCGGGCGGGCACATACCTTTTGTAGTCTAAAGGGTGTTGTTCTTGTCAAGCCACTCATCAATAAGTTCGATGATCCGTTCTTTACCAACAAATCTAATGTCCTTTTTTACAGGAATGAAACCACCGGAAACAGCGAGACGATTCTCATGTATTACCCCGATATAAATTTCCTGTAAGAGACCTTGTTTATCTGGTTTTTCAATAAGAGTACCATCCTCAATAGCATTCTCATATCCACCTATAACAAAGTTTCCGGTTCTTTTGATTAAGGTCTTTATCAGAAGTTCTCTGTTCATTTTTATATCCCCTGTTTGATTTTGTAAAAAGATTATACACCAAATTTTGTTTTCTGGCAAGGGAAATTTTTTATATTGCCAAAAAAGATATTTTAATGTATAATCTTTTTACGAAATCAAACAGGAGGTATTACAAATGGAAAAGGCGAAATCAGAAGGTATGGATGCTCTCAAAGGTGCAAGACCTACACCTACCCATTATTCATCATTATATACTGTTTATAAGTGTGAATCTGAAACATCCGATAATAAGGTTGGCCATTATCATGCCTCAGACTTCGGTGAAATGACCTTATGTGGCAAGGAAATCAACTCTGATTGGTTTATTTCAGACAACACGTTTACGGGTAATGTGACCTGTGGACAATGTTTACGGATATTAAAGGAAAGAAAAAATTCTCTTGCCATAAAATAAAATTTGGTGTATAATCTTTTTACGAAATCAAACAGGAGGTATTACAAATGGAAAAGATGGCTACGAAAAGACAGACATTTGCTTTGTTCTGTATCACTAAAAGAGACTATCGTAATGATAACCTTACTTATGAACAGGCCTCTAATCTTATCAAAGAGCTTGGCGACCCTAATTATGTTAAAAAGACCACTGGTAAAGCAAATGGTATGGACGTTGTAAAGATTATGGAAGAGGCAAAATCAGCGGGTATGGTTGCCCTCAAAGGTGCAAGACCTACACCTATGGTTGTTGAGGAACATACTAATATGTTTGATGACAGTTCACCTGTTAAAAACAGTTACTTTATTGAAGGTGGTGTTTGTGGGTTTTGTTGGGTTAATGTAAAGGCAAATAATACAGAGAACAGGAAATTCGTGGCTGCCCTTAAATGTGTCGGAATGATTGGTGAAAATAGCGGTACTGAATGGAGCAAGAGTTATAGTGGCGGCTTTGATTATTGGGTTTGTGAAGGCGGTCAGTCTATGGAGAGAAAAATTGCTTTCGGAAAAGCCTTTGCCGATGTACTTTCAAACTACGGAATCACCACCGGGGTGTATGATAGGATGGACTAACAGAGAGGGTTACCAGAATTTAACGGAGGTGAGAGATATGAAGGCTATACTTGAGTTCAATCTACCAGAGGAAAGAGAAGATTTCGTCATGGCTACTGATGGCATTAAGTATTATTCAGCCATATTAGAGTTGTATAATGACTTGAGATCAAAGGTTAAGTATGGAAACATGTCAGGGGATGCAATGACTGCCTATGAGGATATATACAGAAAAGTGAATAATATCATGGTTGAATTGAATCTTTTTGAGATTGATTAAAAACATGATATACTATAGGCAAGCTATAAACGAAAGGAACTTAAAAAATGAACGGATATATTTGTTTTTATAAGAATAAGAAAATTGAGGTCTGGGCAGAAACATCCTATAAGGCCCAACTTGAAGCAGCCAAACAATTTAAGGCAAAGAAATCGTTTGATGTTGTAGTCTGTTTGGCAGAAAAAGAATCATAAATATAAAAAATTACCTTGACAAACAACAAAAATTTTGGTATAATCTTTTTAATGATTGACGGACAAAACATATTGATGTAAATACACTTAAACAATAAAGGAGAACAGAACATGAATAAAGCAGAGTTGGTTGATTTTGTGGCAGGTGAGACCTCAATGACAAAGAGGGATGCTGTTCAGGCCATTAACGCCGTACTTATGGGTGTAAAAAATGGACTGATGAACGATTTGAAGGTAACTTTGGTTGGTTTTGGTACGTTTTCAGTAGTGACTAAAGCAGCCCATACAGCACGTAATCCAAAGACCGGCGAGTCTGTTGATGTCCCGGAAAAAAGGGTTCCGAAGTTCAAGCCGTCCAATATGATGAAAGATGAGTTTAACGAAACCATTTAATTATTCGAGATTGTGCCCGCCTGGTAATAGACCAGGCCGTCACAATAAGAATAGGTAGTTCCCTGATTCTTTGTTGTACTTTTAGACTACAGAAGGCATGTGCCCGCCTGGTAATAGACTTGGCCGCCACATGCAGTAGTCTAAAAATTAGAAACTTGATCAATGGTGTGAACGCCGTTACTTCATTGAGAGAAACTACACGGCAATCAATGATTCCTTGATCACATTAGTTCTTTAGACTACAAAAGGTATGTGTCCGCCTGGTAATAGACTTGGCCGCCACATACAGTAGTCTAAAGATAAAATTGTCTGGTTAGTGGTGATAAATACCGTTACTTCATACTTGGAAAAGCACGGTGTTTAAACGTTCCCTAATTTAAGAGGTAAGAAATGTCATCTATAAATAAGAAAAATGTTGTTACTACAGAAGAAGGTGGAAGAGCTTACAATATAACGTCTGCCCAAGAGTTACGGAGAACTGTTGCATCCTGTATGCTCTGGGAGGACGGTTTTTATGAGGACGGGGAGTCTATCGCCGTAAGAATTAAGAACCTCGTTAGTAAAGTTGATCCATTATTCACCAGTAATCTTGCGATAGAGGCGAGAACCTCAATGAAGTTAAGACACGTTCCACTTCTTTTGGTGCGTGAACTTGCAAGACAACACTATGATAGAGTAGACACCCTGTTATATGATGTAATTCAAAGACCGGATGAAATCACCGAATTCATGTCAATCTACTGGAAGGACGGTAAATGTCCGATCTCGGCACGTGTAAAGAAGGGACTGGCAAAGGCATTCACGAAATTCAATGAATATCAGTTGGCTAAATATAACAGAAATAAAGGTATTACCTTAAAAGATGTTTTATTTATGGTACATGGAAAACCCTTAAATGATGATCAAGAATCTTTATGGAAAAAATTGATTAATGGTACTCTGGAATCACCTGAAACATGGGAGGTAATGCTTTCATCTGGCAAGGACAAAAAGGAATCGTGGGAATACCTGTTGAGAGAAAAAAAGCTCGGTGGTCTTGCTCTCTTGAGAAATTTAAGAAACATGAAAGATGCTGATGTTGACGAGAACCTTATAGAATCAGCTATAAAAAATATGAATACTGATAAGATTCTGCCCTTTAGATTCATCTCGGCATACAACAACAATGATTCCTTTAGTGATGCTATTGAACAAAGATTGATAGATACAATCAAAGATGTTGAAAAATTAAACGGTGAAACAATCGTTCTTGTTGATGTATCAGGATCAATGTCAGCACCACTTTCAAATAAATCAGAGGTAACCAGACAGGTTACAGCATCGGGCCTTGCCCTTCTTTTAAAGGAAGTTTGTGAAACAACAAGAATTTTCACATTTTCTAATACTCTTGTGGAAATACGGAAATCCTTACATGGATTTAACATAATTGATGGATGTGAAGAAAGCCAGTTCCATACAAGCACTGATCTCGGCAAGGCTCTTAAATTGATTTTTAAAAGCGAAGACGATATTAAGGAAAGTCATAAAGGCTTCAAAAAGCCGGTGTCTAAAGGATTCAAAATTATTGAGTCCGGTCTGAATTTAAGACCCACTAGATTAATCGTTATTACCGATGAACAAGCATCCGATAATGTAAAATTTCATAAGAGTTGGTGCAAAAATAGTTATATAATCAATGTGGCTACAAACAAAAGAGGATTAGATTACAAAAAGTTTGTTCATATTAATGGATTCTCTGAATCAACTATAAATTGGATTGCAGAATACGAAAGAGGTTTAAAATGAGTTCTACGAACAGAGGGAGTGACAGACATAAACATATTTCAGATTATTATGTTACACCTGTTCCAGAAATTGTCCTGTTTCTTGATGCCTTTATGGACAAATACCCTGAAATTGACCTATTCACAAGTAAAATCCTCGACCCTGTTGCCGGTGGTGATAGAACACACCCAATGTCCTATCCAGAAGCCTTGAAAATAAAGGGAGTAGAAGATGTAATTACAGTAGACATCAGGGATGATAGTAGGGCAGGGATAAAGGCAGATTTCTTGAAATATAATTTTTTTGAACAATTTGACATGGTTATTAGTAATCCGCCATTCAATGTTGCATTAGACATTATTGAAAAGGCTCTTGAAGTAGTCAGGGATGATGGTTATGTAATCATGTTGTTGAGATTGAATTTCTTTGGATCACAATCAAGGTTTCCGTTCTGGAAAAACAATATGCCAGAAAGTTGTTTTGTGCACCACAAAAGAATGTCCTTTACAGACGGTGGTACGGATAGCATAGAATATATGCATGCTGTATGGCATAAAGGACACAGGACAGACAATACAAAATTGTACATCATTTAAAACCGTGAATATCTCAATCAGGCAGAGAAGGCAGTAAAATGTGGAAATGACGGTTGTCGGTTCAAATCCGGCTTCACGGTTTGAGGGCATTAGATAGTTTCATCTAATGCCTTTTTTTGCTTGATTTATTTCATTTTTTATGATATAAAAGAATATAAAGGAGTAGGGAATCATGAATAACAGATTGAGTCTCGATGAAAACACAATAAAAAACAATCCAATATCTATGATTTCCATACTTCGGGAAATGACTGAAATCAATAGTAATATAACGGATAAAACATTTCAAACAATAAAGGATAATACTGATTTAATCAGACTTTGTTGTAAAACGGACATAAGAAATGAGTTATTAAAGGTAATGAAAATAAAGAAAGCATCACCATTTTTCTATATCATGCATGATACTGGTTTATTAAAATATGTTTTGCCTTCGCTTGACAGGTGTTATGGACATACCGGCGGCCCATATCATATAGAAGATGTTTTTGATCATGGTATGATGGCAGGTGATCATTGTTCAATAAAATACCCCTTATCAAAACTAACTGCTTATCTGCATGATGTAGGAAAGCCAGTAGTGTCAAGGATAAACCCTTCTACAAATGATATATGGTTTGAAGGACATGACACTATTGGTGAGGTCGTCGTTAAAAATGATTTAACAAATTTAATGTTTAGTGCCTATGAGGTACACTATATATCCTCTCTGGTAGGGTTACACATGAGGGTGTCAACAGAGAGACTTTCGGAGAAGTCCGTAAGAAGAACAATAATAAAATTAATGGATAGGGGATTAACATATACTGATTTAATGAGGGTTGCTATTTGTGATAAAATGGGTGGATTAAAATCCTCTAAATTCTTTACATTCAGAAATGTCTATAATCAGGTCTATAGTTTCTATAAGGAAACACATCCTAAAAAGATTAAAGATAAATGTCCAATAAATGGTGATGATATTATGAAGAAATTTAATATATTACCAGGAAAAGAGGTAGGAATTATTCTAAATAAGATAAATACTATTTATAAGAAGGATAATTCACTAAACAAAGATGATTTATTTGAGATGGCTTATGATTCTATACAAAAATAATTTATATACAAAAAATCTGTATGATCCTCTATTTTTAGTACCAAACACCAGGCATCATAGGCATTAATCCCTATATTAATTGGCCCGACCGCTATGCTCATTATGCCATACTTCAGTCAAAATGTAAACATACAAAAAAAATTTATTTTTAAGCGAGATGAACATTGAAACTAACAATAAATACAGTACAATATTCCCAACTTATGGTATGTTTATTTTATGATCAGTTACTACATCCTGATAAGTCGATACCTATTCTTGAAGATCAGGATTATAATGATTTACTGTCTATTATGAAACATAGGGGTGTATTGACCTTATTCCAGTTGTATTATATGAGACTTGACCCACAAATGAGGATGAGGTTTAGATTAATTAGGGAAGCGTTCAGGAACAACAATAACATGAAAGACCTAATTTTAGAGGTAAAAAAGGATACAATAAGTGTGCCCAAGAAGGGTATAGT